ACTTAATCCTCTTAGATTAACATTGAATGACGCTGACATATCTTCCATTGTCTTTCCACTATATGTTGTGTGAAAGACAATCCCCATAGAAGATTTTAATATCTGTGATGCACTTTCCATTGGAATTGCATAAACGATAGTATTTGGTTGGAAAGTTATATATTGCTTTCCATCTATGGTTTCTTTTTTTAAGTCATCCTGAGTGAACATCATATCACCTTGAATAACATCTTTGATACCTAATTTTGACAGTTCGGTGAGTGCAACCTTTAACTTTTGGTTAAGACCAGAGCTCGGATGATTCCGATCAATGTCATCTATTGTATAATTGATCTTCGCATTCTTATTGAACACTCCTTTGGTGCCCACAAAGAACTGGTCATTCTCAGGGTTAATTCCTGCGAAGATGGCTGGGGCGCCATCCCACTTTACTGTAACATTAACGCTGGATTTTGCATTTCCAGCGAGCATATCTCTTAGGGATTGGAGGAAGTTAATTGCTCCTCGCGTTCCCACTACACCATTATTTAGAACTTCATCTTCTAGATGTTCTAAATGTAAATTTTTCTCTTCTGTAAGGAATCCATCAAAACTAAGCATTAGGTTTACCAAATCGTTTATTATAATCTTTTAAAGATCTTGTTTTTGTTCCCTCTACAATATAACTAAATTTACCAGCCTGATTAGTTCCCATACGCATTTGTGCATAAGTTGATTGTCCATTTTCAACTCCTGTAATTATCCAAGAGTCTATATTGTAGTATTTTCCTTTTACTTCTGACATACCAAATCCACTTATAGGATAATGCATTTCTCCCTTATTCTTTATTTCACCTTCTTTTTTAGATTGAAAATCTGCTGCAGTTCCAAGATATTCATAAGAATGACTACCTTCTGCAGATCCATAAACTTTATATAATGGTAATGATGTTTTACCGAAATATATTTCTTTCTGTATATTAACTAAATCTCTAACTAAAATATCTATATTAGATGCATTTTCCGTAAAAATTCTATTCAAAGTTCGTAAAGAAACTTCATTTGCCAAAAGTTTTATAGCTACATCTAAATTAAAATCTGCTGATATTGTTCTTTTATTCAAATCACCATCTTGTATATGGTCAAGATGTTCATGCTGGTCATAAGTTTTTCCTAGTGTAGCACTTCTATTGTTAATACTATCTACAAAAGATTCTATAGTTTTTTTTGATGCTTTTTGTAATTTTTCATTTATTGATTCTTTAGATTCAGTAAGTAACATTTTTCCAGAATTAAAAGATTCAATTAATGACGTTGTTTCTCTTGGTTTTAAACCAAATTTCTTACTAAAATCATTTATAGCGAGTCTACTCTCTGTTCTAAAAACAGATTTCATACTTTTTAACCATCCACTAGCTAATTTCTTAACACCTGCAATAAACTTTGTAAACATTGCACTTATAGATTTTGCTACATCTTTTAATTTATTCCATGATTTTTTGAGAAAATCTCCAAATCCTTCATCAAGATATTGAAGATGAGATGGATGATAATTTTCTCCTATCACCTGCTTGTATATGTCAAGGTAATCTGGTAATCCAAATTTCTGTACAATTAAACTTGTAGCTTTTCCAAGTTGTGCACCATCCGCTGACTTTTTAAGAGATACTTGATAAAATTTTATCCCGCTATTTGTAGTACATAATCCCTTATCATCAAATTCTACCTTTTCAGTTCCTATTGCCTTAATCAGATCATTTGCTGGTTTGTCACAAACTATTGCATCAGCAGTATTATTTTTGACTCCATCTACTTGTACTAATGGATTCTTTTCTTCGGCCTTATAATAGTCATCAATTTTTCCATGTATGATGTGTGGTGATCCAAAGGTTACAATATCATTCATAAAATCGGACATACCTTGAATCAAATGTGCCATCGTTATTATATCTGAATCTGGAAGATCTTTTATCTTATCAACTATTGTACTTTTTCCTTTATTATTCCAATCTTCACCAGATGATAAAATTTTTAAAACATCTTTTTCAAATTGTGGTCTAACTTTTGGTAAATTTTTTGCCTCTATTTCAGAAATAAAACTATCTATTCCTTTAAAAAATACACCAATACATTGCACTGTTTCTAATGCGGGTGTATCTCTTCCCCATGTAATACCAGTTGTAGGTTTTAAATGATTATAAAAAGAATCTGGATTAGAAGTCCAAGTTATAGTTTTAACCTTTTTAGATTTTGATAGTGCATCATCTATATTAGCATATACATTCAATGTAACTACAGGTTCACCATCTCCCATTACTTGAATATTTGAAGCTGTTGAGAGTGGAGCTTTAACAAATACAAACTCTTTATTTGCAGTAAATCCATTAACTTTCGCATTAAATGCTGATATTTTATCAGTTTTTAGAACAACCATAGAGCCCTCTGAATATCTAGGCTCTTGAATATTTGCTTCTAAAAGTGAAGTAAATATTTCCTTACTTTGTCCAAAGCTATTGAAAGATAGCATCATTACTTTCTAAAAAAGGTTATAAGATTCTCCGAATATTTATAATCAACCGACTCTTGGTGGCGGTGAATCATTCGTGATAGAATTTAAAAAATCTTCTTTTTTAATTATAAACCAACCAGCAGTAGAATCTTCTTCCATTTCTGCTGCAAATATGTTACCGAATTGATCTTCCATTATACAAACTGGTTCATTGTTGTGGATGTGAGAGTTTTCTGTGATGAGTATACAGTGCATTTTTATACCCAATGTTGGATAAGTATAGTATCCATCTACTTCAAAGGCGGGAAATTCTATAGGGGAGAAATCTTTGAGAGATTCTTCTTTTTCTTCACGATAATCTGAAAGATTTATTACATTATTCTGCTTCACCTGTAACCTGTAATGGAAATTCGTTTACTCTTGCGGATTCTAAAACTTCATATATTTTTTGTTCTGCGATTTGATATTCATACACTCCTGCAACTGCAGAACCTAATTTATGAACTTCAAGAGTAATAGATTGTGCATCAATTTCTGTTCTTTTGAAAAACTCCATTAGTGACCAAGTGACAAACTCCATTGGTGTATAATCATCATTATGATAAATGACTTTATATTTTCTTGGAGGTTTTAACTTTTTAGGTATTTTAAGTACTTCAGAATCACCTTGATCAATAACTGTAGTATCATTTTTCATAGTTATGTTTTTCCCCGAGCTTGATCTCTATCAACGCCCTTGTACTCAAATGATGCATTAAATGAAACACTTCTTCTTGCAAAATTATCATTTGTTTTATAAGGATAAACTGTATGCATTAAATGAGATGGAAAAATAAAAAAATCTCCAGGCTGGGGGTTAACTTTAAGCGAATTCATTTTTAGTTTATCATTGGCACCACTGCCTCCTATGAAATATATTGTACCATCATCGGCTCTTTCTGGTTTTTCTGATTCTAAAAATTTAGGTACTTTTAAATACATTACTGAGGAAATATCACAATTTGTATGAACGTGAATAGGATTATACTCGCCGGGCTGTTGTTCTACTATCCACATACTGTTGAGTGTAACTTGAATATTATTCTTTATAAGTTCCATATTTTGATGTTGATTTGGTGGAACTTTTTGTAAGTTACATTGATGAACATATTCAAGAACCATATTACCAAAAAAGTCTGTTAAATTTTGTTCTTTAAGTTTTTGAGGAGGCACTAAAGGTTCATCTTTGATCTGTCCTGCAAGATTATTACCCCAATTTGTCCTATTTGAATCAGATAATATTTCATCAGAAATTTGTATCATCTTTTCCAAAACTGCTGGGGGGAGTTTTGTATCAAATAAAATATCAGCCCATGGCTTATGTAAAACATAAGTCATCTGAAAACTTTCGGCCAACTCATTTTTCTTTTGAGTTTTTTCTTGAGTCCTTTTTTGTGATCTATTCATAACAAATATTCTCGTAACACATTTTTTCTACCATGATATTTGTGTAATTTGTCTAATGTTTCATCTAACTCATGTTGTTCAAGCACAGTAGGATTTTTTATTTTGAGATTTTCTCTTGCTATTTTTGTTAATTGTTTTATTTTTTTATCAGTTTCTAGCATGTATTTTTTTATCTCTGTCACTTGGACTGAAGATAATTCTATCCAGAGAGAGGACTTATCTTTTCGCATTTTATTTTTACTCTTCTTTGTGTTCTATTCGTAATCAAATTCAGTAAAATCTCTTTTCTTAAATTTACCACCAGTAGATACATCAAACAATGGTGTATCATCTTCTTTTTGACCAGTATCCACTAATTCATCTTGTGCTGCTTGAGATACATCAAATAATCTCATTTTTGCTCGGTCAATACCTACTACAAATTTACGATTTAATGTAGGGTCATTATATCTATTCTTTAATTGTTTTACTAATATTTGTCCAACTTCTTCCATCTGCTCAGTAGATATAATTGCAAACATAAGGTCTGCAGTTGCAGGTAACCCAAAACTTTCTGAAGTGTCTTCCAAACCAACATCAGTATTAGAATAACCTGAGCGAGTAGTCTGAGTAGCAGAGACAATAGGAAGCTTATTTTCCACAGCAAGACCACGAAGCTCTTCTGCAATTGATTTGATAAGTGTGTAAGAATTAACATTGGCTCCCGATCTTATTCTAGAGGAAGTACAGATATTCAAATAATCAACAAATATTATATCTGGAACAAACGACCTTTTAAGATTTAATTCATTTAATAATGCACGAAAATGATTGACATTTGCAGATGCAGTTGGATATTCTTTAATTATGAGTTTACCTTTTGTAGTCTTACTCAAATTATTTATTTTCTTGTCGTAGAGGTCTTTTGGTAGATCGTGAAGGTCATCTACAGCGATATCTAAGAGGTTTGCATCAATTCTTTCTGCAATCTTTTCTTCTGCCATTTCAAGAGTAATATACAATACATTTTGATTTTGAGCTAGACAAGAAGATGCAACATGACACATAAACAATGACTTACCAACTCCTGTACCAGCAAGACAAATATTTAATGTTTTTTGCGGTAGACCACCCTTTGTAATTCTGTTGAAATAATCCAAATCAAATGGAATGCGTTCTTCCACCCTATGATAATAATCGTAACGATCATTGCTATCATCAATATAATCATGACCAACATGAGGATCAAAGGAAACAGAAAGAGCATCTGAAAGAATATCTGGAATGGCACCTTTATCTACCTTCGATTGAGGATTGTCAAGTATTGATATTGATTCGACAACCGCGTTGTAAATTGCTTTGTCTTGACAGAATTTTTCAGTTGAATCTAATAACCATGAAAGGTCTGAGGATATTTGGTCATCCTTACTAATTTCATTAACAAGATTTAAAGACTCTCTGAAATCTTCTTCTGAAATTTTTGCGTCACTTAATTCAATGTCGAGGGCTTCTTTGTCTGGAAGAGAATTATATTTTGTTATAAAGTTATTTATGTGATTATAGACAATCTTATCGGAATTTTCAGTAAAATATTGATCACTTAAAAATGGTAATACCTTTCTTGCATAGTCTTCATTTTGTAACAGATTCTTCAGTATTGTTGTTTCTATTTTCATTATCACCTACAATATTATATTCTTCTATTATTTCTAAAATTGCTTTACCTAAATTTTCTTCAAATATCTTACCTTGTTCATCAGTTATAATTCTTTCACCAATATCAGATGGTGATGTTATTATATCATAACTATACTGGCATGTCAAGGTGCCATCATCATTTAGACCTTTTTCTGTCTTAAAGTCTTTGTATTTAAGCACAACATGACTAAATGGGCCCTGTAAAATTTGAATACAAAGACTCTTATCATTTGGTTCTTCTGGATTAGAACAAACAACAAACCAATTATCTCTAAGTTTTGGCACGTGTTTCTTTGGTGATAAATCAGGCATTTATTTCACCATCATTAGCTACTCCACTAAGGTCAGTAACACCTTGAACTTTAGCATCAGGCCCACCCTCAGTATCTATTTTTAATACTTCTTCAACTTTACGTCGCCTTCCTATAAAATCTTTTTCTAAATCTACTACTGTATATTTGTGATGCTCATGTTCTGGACATACCACATTAAAGGAAACTGCTCTTCTAACACCCGGCCCATAAAAAGGAGATACGGAATGTTTTAACCAAGCAGGAAATATAGTAAACATTCCCTCTTGTGGAACAATTAAATCAATACCTTTAGGTCTTATACTTGTAAGTGGGTTTACATCAGTAAATCCTGGCTCGTCATGATGGACATAAAATTTACCTTCATCATTAAATTCAGAAACTTGTGGTGGAATTTTTAAATAAAATACACCGGCAACTAATCCAAAATGACTATGAGTAGCAATGTAATCATTTTCTTTAGAATCAGTTGTCCATATTTTATCTATTTCTAGTGGAACATTTTCCCAATCTACATCCATAAAATGTAAATTAGAATTCATAATGTACCCTCTAGACATCTGAAGGATAAAATGAACCATTTCTTCTGGTAATTCAGAAGGTGGCATACTTACTTGTCTTCCTGTAACTTCTCTATATGCATTTTGATGATATAGTTCTTCATACCGAGTCTCATAAAGGTTATCTATAATTTCATTCATTATATCAACTAGCCCTGGCCTCATGTTAGCTGTGGCTCCATGATTATATCTGTTATAAAACTTCACTTCAGTTTCATATTGTTCTTCAGCCATTTTCTTCTCCTGCTTCGAGGGTTTCATCAATTTCATCAATTCCACTACCATAAGAAAATTCTATCTTAGCAGCTTCATCTAAAGCATCCATAATAACTTTAGTAAAATATTTTTCTGGATCTTTTAGTATTTGTTTTGCATATAATTTAGCACCATCTGGTAATTCATATCGTGTAGATACCTTCTTGAAAATTTCATACTTTTCTGCCAACTCTAAAAGACCATAATAACGATTAAGACCTTCATCATAACTTAGAAGTACATCAACTTTCTTGTTTTCCTTTGCAAGTCTTGACTTGAAATTTTTACAATGTATGATATTACCGATTATATCTGTACCATCTTTTTCTTTTTTCTTAGAAAGAAATACGATATTAGATGCTGCATACTGTAAACCAGAGCCACCACCCATAATATCTTGTGGAAACATAGCCCCGACTTGTTTGTAAGTGTGATTAGTCACTAGTAATGGAATACCAGCTTTGGCAAGTTTAAGAGTCAATACTCTAAATGCACCCTTTACGATTCGGGCCTTAGTCATATCCACTTTGTTTGCACCATCAGTAATATCTTCAACTTCTTTGGCTGTAGATAACATACCTAAACTATCAAGACAAAGTAGAAGTGGTGCTTCACTTTTCTCTATGTGTTTGTCTACCACTTTTGATGCTTGTTGAGCAAAGTCCTGTATCGTGGCAACTGGTAATTGAACAAATCTTTTTGTATCAATATTTCTTTCTTCAATCATTTCGGGAGTGAGTGCAGACTCAGACTCAAAATAAAGAACGCCGCCGCTAGGATTATCTGCAAGAAACTGTCTGACAAGCCCAAGTATGAAGAAAGTCTTTCCCGTCGCAGACTCACCTGCAAAAGCAGTAATTTTATTAGATGGTAAACCTTTGTAAATACTTCCCGAAATAAGTGCGTTAAGTATGTAACTCCCTGTATCAATATATTCATTTACACTCCCTAGCATTCCATCTGAAACTTTAGATGCATATTGGTTTCCTGTTACTCCTATTAATTCATCAAAATAATCGCTCATAATTTAACCTTGTAATTTTTGTATTTTTTCTAATTGTTCCTTTGATATAAAATCTGCATTGAAGGCTATACCTCTTCGTTCTCCTTCACCTTTAAATGGATAGACTTGGTGATTTAAAGTACTAGGAAATAGATACAACCAACCAACTTCTGGTATAATATTGTATAAAGAAGTTGTCTGAAAAGGGTCAGCATCACCCATTCCAGTAAAAGATAGTTGACCATCTTTTCCCATTTTTATAGAAGCCTGATCTGGTTTTCGTTCCATTTGTTTAGGAATTTTTAGATACATTACAGCAGAAATCTTAGAAAGTTGATGATCTCCTTCTAATTGACTATGAGCATGAACTGGTAGATAATCATCTTCCTTTTGACTAACTACCCAAGCATCAACTATCCTTGAATGCCATCTTGTATGTGGCCCATCTGAAATAGCACTATCCATGTGTTGTTTAACATTTCCATTTGAAAGGATGGTGATCATGTAATTATCTATCATTTGCATAATAAACTCAAGAACACCAAACTCTTGAAAATTTTCTGGTGAAATTGTCCATGAAGAAGGTACTACTTCTTTAGTTCCTAATCCATGTGATTTGTCTAATATGTCATCAGTTACCTCAATAAACTTTTTAATTTTATCATCTGGTATTTTTGTACTACACACTAATTGAGCCCATGGGGCATCAACGTACCAGTTTTCACTCAGTTTCATTTGGCACCTCTTGTGTAATTCCCTCAAGTAACTGTAATTGTTCTTTTGAAATTACATCAACATTGAAAGATATACCTCTCCTTTCACCTTTACCTCTAAATGGGTAAACTTGATGATTGAGTGTACTAGGAAATAGATATAACCAACCAACCTCTGGTGGTATATTAAACTGTACTGTAGTTGAAAATAGATCAGCACCACCCATACCAGTAAAAACTATTTGACCATCTTTTCCACCTTTAATTGACATATCACTACTAGGATTTTCTAACTGTTCTGGAACTTTCAAATAAAGAATACCAGAAATTTTACAAGATTCTTTTTGATTATGATGAGTATGAACTGGAATGTAATCATTTTCTTTCTGACTTACAACCCACGCATCAACAAGTCTTGTATGCCATTGAGTGTGGGGGCCGCCAGGAAGTATTTGATCTAAATTACTTTGAATATTACCATTAGATAAAATAGTTTCCATGTATACAGTTACCATCTCCATAATATAAGTTCTTACATCATATTTTACAAATTTTTCATCTGAAATTGTCCATGGCACAGGTATTACTCCATCACCAAAATTATCATCAGAAGCCTCTGCTTCATCTAATACTTCATTACTCACCGCCATAAACTTTATTAATTTGTCTTCTGGTATTTCTGTACAACAAACTAGTTGGGCCCAAGGTGCATGAACATACCAATTTTCACCAAGTCGCATATTAATTCACTCCCCTTTTTTGTTGTTCAATAATTGCATCCATTTGTTTTTTAGAAATAACATCAGCATTAAAGGATAAACTTCTACGTTCACCTTTACCTCTAAATGGATAAACTGAATGTCCTAGTGATGCGGGAAAAAGATGTAACCATCCAACATTTGCTGCTTTACAATTCATTACAGAGGAAGTACACCATTCATCTGCATCACCCATACCAGTAAATATTAAATTTCCATCAAGTCCACCTGTATGGTCTTTTACTGGTGGATCAATCTTTTCTGGAAATTTTAGATGCATTACTGCTGATATTTTACAATTGGAATGATTGTGTATAGGATTATATTCATTCTCAAATTGATGAACAGTCCAAGCACTTACAATCTTACATGCATAATCAAATCCATGTGGCCCATGTTCAAACTTTTTATCACAATATTGCCACATATTTCCATTTGTAAGAACTGTCTTCCAATATTTGGTGGTCATCTCATGAAAATAATTCATCAATCCAGACTCAATGAGTTTTTCTTGTGTGATGTAGTATTCATTACTGATTTGTCCGGCTAGTCCGGCACCTGCACTATCCCGATTTGTATCAGCATAAATTTTATCAGTTAATTCCAAAGTAGTTTGAAATAATTTTTTTGGCATTTCAGTACTTACAACTAACTGAGCCCAAGGTGCGTTTACATGCCAATTTTTTTCCATTTCCATATTAAAATTCTCCTATTTTACTATTGAGACTTTCTTAACCATACTTTTAAGATGATTTTCACATAAGTCTCTCAAAACAACAACATCTTCTAACGCCATCATTTCTATTGAAAATTTATCTAATTCTATGTGACCTTCTAGAGTTAAAGTACGTTCTAATACTTGGCCTGGGTTCATATATTGTCTTGCCATGTCTGAAGTTGCAACAGATTGTCCTGTGCGTGGATCTCTTTTAAGACCTTCGTATAAAACAACCCTTCTTACATCACAAGCTAGACCATAACCATGATCCAAATGTTCACTAGAAAAAACTCCCCTTTCAACATCGGCGCCGGGAGCAGTCATAGGATTAGCTCTACGAGCTTGAGATTCTTCGGGGTTAGACATTTTTGCCTCCATCTCTTCCCCCTCAAGTTGTGCTCGTGCATCTCGTTCTTTACGATCCCATTCTAATTCCATTTTAGCTTGTTCAAGAATTTTACGTTGATGTGCGATTTGTTCTGCAGTTTCTTCTTTTCTGACAGTATCAACTTTATCAGCTTTGTAAGCATCAAGTATTTCTTGACCACCAACATGAGCAGGAATACTATGTTTCCTTCTCATTTCTTTAAGAGTAAGACCATCATACTCTTTTTCTTTTTCTCTAGTTTCAATTTTATCGACTAATTCATCATGAATCTTTTTTTGTTTTTTATTATCATGATCACCCTCTGCGTATGTAATTTCAGCCATTACAAATTCCTTTCTTCTCTTGATTGGATTTCTTGTGAAATACTTCTTATTGATTTATTTAATTCTACTCGGTCACTATACATTTCAGCACGACTTCTCATTCTTAATAATTCTTCACGATAGTCTTTTAGGTCTTCCACAAGCCAACCACCAAAATCATAATCGTCACTCATTATTTTGATCCGTCTGTTTTAATTGATACATGATAATCTTGTTCTTGCATAGACTTTGCAAATACACTTGCATCTTCTCTTGATTGACAAAATCTTATTCGTATATCTTTCTTATCTGGTTTTTCCCATGTTACAGGTTGAGATTGAGCATGGTAATTTTTATTTTCGGTGGTTTTCTTTCTCCAATATTCTACCCAAATATTCATTTAATTTCCTTCTTTGGCATAACCTGTTATACCAAATAAAATTCCAATGATTAGTCCAGAAACTATAGGATTTATACCAAATCCAGTATATAAAAATCCTATTAAAAAACATCCTACAAATATTCTACTAATGTTTAACATAAACTTATTATACCACATTTAAAAGATTTGTCAAGTAAAGAACCCCATAATATTAGTCTTTCTTTCATGTTCCCAGCCGATAACATCAAGGATACCGATTATGGGATCAAGAAAAGCTTTTGAAAATTGTTTCTCATAATCTATGTATGGTTTCAATTCAAACTCATCTGGTAAAGCATTTAACATAGCGATTACAGTATCACCAGTTGGATTAGGTTCTCTTAGATAAGCAAACTTAATCTTTTCACCTTCTTGAATTTTTGGATACTTTCTAGTCAATCTTTTGTTCTGTAAAATCTTGTTGTAAATTAATGAACCCTTAACATGAATTGGTGTAGATTTTTGATAGATTGAAGCAGCATCATGATATTTGGCAAGACCTTTTACAGATCTTGGAAAAGAAACTTCTTCTGCAGGAAGTGTCTTAAATTTAGTCTTGAAATCTTCAATATAACTGATTACATCATCTTCTGTTCCATTCATCATAATCTTAAATGCCTCTTTGAGAGCATTACGACAAGGTTCTGGTGTAGAACTTTTGACAGCTTCAATACCCATAATCTTGAGTTTAGGTTCATCATACTGAACACCTTCAGAGTTATGAACATTCAGAATATAGTGTTTCTTGCCAGTCCAGATTCCAACATCTGCAAGAACTTCTCTTTTCATTACCATCTTTTGTTGAAATGCATTTACATATTCAGCCATTTCACCATAACATTTATCAATAATGTCTTGTATTTTACCTTCACATACCTTGTCCATGAATTCAATAATTTTATTCGTATCTGTAAGACCTACCTTCTGCACGAGAGAATCAAGAGTAACGTACAAAGAGTCAGTATCGGAAGCGAGGACATAATCATCATTTTCTGTTTCTAATATTTTGTTTAAGTATTGATTGACTGCTCTCTCAGCCCAACGAATAGAGAGTTGACCCGCAACGGATACAGCCTCTGCATTCCTCACATCATAAAAACGAAACCATTGATTACCAAGGGCTCCATAAGCTGAGTTGAGAGCAATCTTTAAATTAATTTGCATATTGTGATACTGAGCCAATTTGTTAGTATCTGCAGCTTTACCTTTCTTCTGTTCCGCGATCATCAGTTGTTTATACTTGACGCGGTCAGTATACATCTTTTCCATGAGTGCTGGAAGAAACCCTTGTTTCTTACGAGTATACAAAGAACCATTTGGAGTCATGGTAAGATTTTTTTCTTGAAGAAACTTAGTATCTACTTCACCATTAAGTAGAGGTTCTACCAATCCAGACTCAGGATACATACTTACAAGTGTCTCAGGAGAAATATTGTATTGCATTATCAGATGCGGATATAGAGAGTTCAAGTCAAAACTAGCAACCCATTTGTGCCGACCAATATTTGGTTCTTTGACATACGCACCTTCATACGCTTCTGATTTAGTCTCATGTTTCTTTGGTGGAACAACTATTTGTTGATCTTTCAAATGATTATAGATAATACAATCCCACATCTTTACAGGACTGAATACATCATTGAAGTTACACTTGGCCATGTAAGCTAGTGAGATAATCATCTCCAAGAGTTTCATCTTCTCTTCTAGTCTTTCCAACAAAACAACATCATGAACATTATAATCTACAAATTTTTGATAGTTTGTTTTATATAATTCGTGAAGTGAAGCATACTCTGAATAATCTATTTTCTTTTCACCTAACTCTGCGTAGGCGATGTGATTCAAAGAATACGACTCTTGATTGACATAAGTAAACTTTTTGTAAGCATCCATATAGTCAATACTTGAAATACCAACTAAATCAAAGATCTGTTGTTTTCTATTACCAAATAGTGTTATTTCATTCTCTTTATACCAGCCCCAAGGTGAAAGTTTGTTAGCCATTTTTCCACCAAGAATTTTGACTATACGATTTACAAGATATGGTATATCAAAAAACCTTGAGTTCCATCCAGTAATAATATCTGGATAATCCATAGACCAATCAAGTACAAAGTTTTCTAATAATCTTTTTTCATTTTCACAATGAATATACTGAACACCTTCGGCTGGTATGTATTCTTGACAACCATACACTTTAAAAGTTTTTCCACAACGATAAGATATTGCCAAAACTTCTTCAGTGGCACTTCTTACATCTGGAAAACCATTTTCAGAACTGGTTTCAATATCAATATAACCAATCTTGATCTTATCTAAATCATAATCAACCATACCGCGATAGTTGTCAGAAATAAAAGAATATTGAAACTGGTCAAAGCCGAAAACATTACCACCATACTCTTTCATGGCTTGGCGAGAGTCTTTCATAGAGCCCCACTTTACAGCAGCAACATTTCGATTATCTAAGGTTTTCCATTGAGGATTTTGAGGTTTATGAGATTCTACAAATAAGGTAGGTTCATAATTTACTTTTTCTTTGAATGATTCACCGCGATCATTGACGCCTCTTAAAGCAATGAAATTACCATGAGGTTGAACATTAGTATAAAACATTAATAATTATAGTATTTGATGTATTTCACTTTTAATTTATCTAAGTTATTATAACACAATATGATTTGATTGTCAATCCATGAGCGGCCACGATTTGCACCTAGTACAAATAAAATTTGTAGATAAACTAACCACACATACTTCATATTTTTCTCCTATGTTAGAAGACCATTCTTGTATTGTGTCTTTCCATTGACTCTTAGAGCAGTCATTGTTTTACTACGATTACTACCATCAAGAACGTAAGAACAATGTACCCATCCACTATTTGGGTCAACTCCATCATAAAATTCTAGAATAAGTTGATCAAATATTAGATTTTTTTCAATCCATTTTGCAAGGTCTGGATTAGAAATTCTTGTAGATTCAAAGTCTGCTGCTTGACCATTACAATGCTGACTTGTCTTTGAACCGCCCACTGCTTTATTTAATGCTGGTGAACGATATCCACTATTGATACGAATTGGCCCAAATTCATCTCTTACTGGTTGTAGAATAAAATTACAAAGATTTACTAGATTGATAACGTGTTCTCTGGTAGCATCATTTGAAATTCCAAGTCTATCTGCCGTAGAACTTTTTATCATCTCTTGATATCCAAAGTTCTTTGTTAGGTGACCATTGTAAGAAGGTTTTTTGGCTGCCATTATATCTTCTCCTAATTTTTATCTATATCAACTGATCCAGTACTAGGATCATATTTTACTGTAAAAGTTACCTCTATTGGTTTAATAGTTCCATCTTTTAAATTGATAGGAAGTTTACCTTCTACAGCTCCCATCAATGCATCTTTTGCATTATCAAAAGTGTGTGTAGGATCTTCCTTTATTACTTTATCTAATTCTTTCCTTGACTTTTCTGGAAGAATATCGTCTATCATTTTTTCAACGTGTTCTGATGCTAAGTCTTGAGCTTTATCAACTACTAACCCAGCCACCACATTGAACAACATACCTGCCAGTGGTAACATAATAATCTCCTAAAATTTAAATCCTTTTGGGTCTTGTAGGTATTTTTCCCACATTTCTATCCCGCGTGCCGACATTGGCCTTTGTTCTACTTTTTGAAAAAATTGATCGCGGGTTAAAAAATCATATTCCATTTTCTCTTCCACATCATCAAAAAGTACTTCTTTTAATACTTTTCTTTTTGCCATTTTAATTTGTTAGTTTAAGGGTATTTCTGTAACCTTCTTTATCTGATTGATAAAGACTCCATTCATTTTCAACATTAACTTGATCTGAACTAAGTCCACTTTTATCTATTGCTGCAGCAAATGCCTCTTTAGTATCCCAATGAGTTTTATTAACATACTTGGCAGTACTTTCAACTACCTTTTTAACTTTTTTAGGAGCCTTTAAGACTTCTTTCATTGCTTTAATTGCTTTCTTTTTACCTTTTTGTGCCATGTGTATCCTTTACTGTGTTAAAAATTTGTAAACTTCAGTTTCCTTGAATTCTTCTGGATTTGATGTATAAGACTCGTATTGAGCTTGAACATTAAAACCTAAAAATTGTGAATTATATAATATTCCAGATAAGCTTACCGCTTCTTTAAACTCTTCGATACTATTCCAAATTAATTTGCTAGATTCATCAGACACTTTTTCTGTTGAAATTTCTTTTAATTCAACAATAAGATCTTCTTTATCTTTTTTTACTAATTCTTTTTTAGACTTTGATTTTTTATATTTTGCCACTTCACTGCTCCTATTGAGATTTAATATTTTATAATTATATTATTTATAATCCCCCAATACTGCAGGCAGGATTTCTGGTAAACAACATTGGGGGCACCACTATTAACCGATAGGAATCAGTCTTGGTTTTTTTTCATCTGGAATTACCCGCTCCAGATTCACAATGAGTAAGCCATCTTTAAGATCAGCACTTTGAACAACAATATCATCACTCAGTTGGAATGACCGAGAAAAAGATCTCTTGGCAATTCCACGATGTACAAAACCGATTTCATTGTTAGAACTCATTTCATCATTATTAGACTTATCATCTTTCTTGATAACTGAACGAACAGTAAGAGTACCTTCAGTTACTTCAACTTCAATATCATCTTTTGTAAAACCAGCAAGAGCTAATTCTACAACATACTGTAAATCATTAATTTTACGAATGTTATATGGTGGATAACTTGTTTGAGCAGTATCCACAGTAGAAAGACGATTGAAAAATCCATCGAATCCAACTGTAAATCCGAGTAACTTTTGTAAGTCTTGTTGTGTGGGGAATGTGTGTGGTGCTAATGTATACATAGGGCCTCCTGTAAAGCGAGGTTAATATTGTACTTCAATCCTCAGCACGTGGACTTGAAGTAAGTTAGAGGTTACCACTATTGGTCAACCTCAGTCACGCCATCCTTTTCCTTTGAAAAGATGATGACAGCGATGTTTAAAAACAGTCCAAAGTAGACTGCTTAATGAATCTGAAGTATAATTTCCCGATTCTTTTACTATCAATTTGTATTTAGTTTTCATAATTTCTTCATCAATTTTCCAATTACTGTTATAGTATTTAGTCATAATGTAAAAAAGTATAAAGGGTGAGTTTAATCACCCTTTGTCAGATGTATGTTTACTTCTTAGAATAAATTCCCCAAAGTACCCATACTGCTACTAGACCGACTAGGCCTTCAGCACCTAGTTGTTTGACTAGGCTTGTTACTGAACCAATGACATCAATGCCAATGAAAGGAACAGCTGCTCCAAAAATGATTTGAAGAACCACGCCTAATGCGATTAACGCAAGGCCAGCTTCTGTAAGACTGCGAATCCAGCCAATTGCTTTTTCTAACATAGGATTACTCCCTTTGAATTAAAGTTTTGGCCATATAACTTTTTAGTTATTTGCCTGTTGAACCAAATCCACCTTCACGCTCGGTCTTCTGAACTGGTGGTTTTTTGATTTCGGTTAAACCATGATATATCTTTTTCACCAATTCAGCTTGACATATTCTATCTCCATTATTTATAACCTTTGGAGATTGAGATATGCTAGTCATCATAACGAAAATAGGATCTACATAGTCAGAATCTATTATACCCTCACAATTTGTCAGGTATAATCCTTCATTCCAAGCCAAACCTGACCTAGAGTGAAGCCTAACTGAGTATCCTTCTGGAATATCAAAGATCAATCCAGTAGGAATTAATACTCTTTCCATGTTATTAACTTGAAGAACTCCGTTCTTAAAAGGTTTTTCGATTAGTCTATTTAGAGTATCTTGACGTACTTTGTATTTTTCTAGTCCATCAAAACACGCATGAATATCGAAACACGCCGAGCCCTTTGTTGCATAGATAGGGTCTTTTGCATTCTCATGTAATTTATGAAATTTTAAATTTGTTTCATTCTTGTTGGTCGCCATCTTCAGTCCTTTTACTTCCAATATTATATTTTGCTGTAAGATCCCATTGGTCTTTTTCTTTAAAAGATAGGATCTTTAGTTGATTCAACGGAACAACTAATTCACTTGAAGATTCTGGATTCACTAGTGCAATTAAGCCCCATTCCGATAAAAGATTTGCTATTGTATTACGTCTTGCTTGGTCATTGTCTGTAAAGTTGGTTGGTTTACCATCAAGTGCAAATAATTCTTTAAAATGTACGATATAGTATCTACCTTGTTTATGTAGTATGTGACAAGATTGATAAAGTATTTTGTCTTTTCGGGAAGCAACCCCTATTCTGGTAAGTGTTTCACGCACCTTGAGAAAATCATCTGGATTTTTCAGAGTGCACTCCACCATATTTTCTGTTCCTATTGTCATTTTCCACTCCACCTTGATTCAGTTTATCTATAATATAAGCTAACTGTTCCTCAGAAAGTATTCTTAGAGCATCCTTAGCTTTCTCATAACTAAATCCATAATACTCTTTCACCAATTCAACATTCTGTAGTTTCTCTGGTTTCAGCCACTTACTATACCTTCGTTTCTTTCTTATGTTATTTATAAGATAGTCAAACTGAAGTCTTGAATCAAGGTGGTGGTTTCGATTCATTTCATTTACTTGAAATATAGTGTCCATAAAGAAAGATAAGCCACGATTAACAATAAAAGATGAATACTTCCTCTCATCTTGTGGAGTAAGCATTACATCTTCTTTGGTTTCACTAATTGCTTTTATATAATTAAATGGACTCATAATAGTATTGTAACATAATAAAGTTCAAAAGTCAAGTTATTTAATTAAGTCTTTTTTCAAATATATCTTTTCCTTTTTGATTTACATCAATTAGAAAATATTTTCTGTTATTTTTATATGCAGATACACCAGTTGTTCCTGTTCCTGCAAATATATCAACTATCAAATCATTTTCATTAGAATACATTTTAATAATTCTATCCAATAATTTTATAGGTTTCTGTGTCGCATAATCTAATTTTTCATTTCCCTGTATCTGCTGTATGTCTGTCCACAGATCCGTTATTGGTATACCATCCATTTCATCTACATATCTTTTAACACGAGGCACACCATTTTTATTATATTCTAATCTTTCTTCCTTGTGTAATTTTTCCATTTTTTCTTTACTACACAACCATTGTTTCAAATGACCATTCCATTCATATCTCAAATTTGGTCTAGGAATAACATTTGGTTGTGAACTGTGCCATGCAGTTGTAGTATATCGACTACCTCTTTTAGAACTTGTAATTGAATTTTCTATTTTCGTTTTACTCATATAATTTTCATCATATGATTCATATTGTGGATTAAATGTAAACTTGTTCGTTTTAGAATATACTATAATAGTATCGTGCATCCTGCCTAATTGTTTCAAATTTTTGGCATGACCACCAGTTTTCCAAACTATTTCATTTCTAAATCTCTTTTCTCCAAAAATTCTATCTAATCCCATTCTTATCCAATGACTATTTTTTGGTTCAACATGAACAACAATATTTCCTGTATCTTTAAGAATTTTATGACATTTCTCAAATCGTGGATATAAGAAATTTTCTGAATAATCTTCCATCGAAGGCCATTTATCATTATAATCACCAAAATTTCTTCCAGTATTATATGGTGGATCAATATAAATTAAATCACATGAAATATTTTGATTGTTCAAAATTTTAAGATTATCGCCTACTTCATATTGATTCATAAACTTCCTCTAATACTTCTTTTGTTTTACCCACATATTTTGTCCATATCTTTTTTGGAACATTATTATAGATATAGCCAGGGTTCTTAGGATTTTCTAAAGCTTTAGCGGGTAGTGCAATAAGTTCCCATCGTTTCATGTCAGAGTAATCATCTTTATTTGGGCGAGAAATAAGAAACACATCCGTCTCATCTACCTTATAAGTTACATGACCAGTTGTACTCGCTCCACCTTCATGTTTTTTAGATTTTCTACGAGTTTGTTCTAAATGAATTGTATTTATTCGTATCTTTGATTGAATTTTCATTTTTTTGTCATCAAGAGATACAATATCATAACCACCCGCGTCTTTATCAGTATCAAAATCATCTCTGACTTCTACGTTAATAAATGTATTTTTATTAATCCAATCTGATTGATAATGTTCATTGGCGGCAGCATACGCTTTTCCCAAATCTCTCCAATTTTTTTCTTCCTGCAATGCCTTAATCGACATTATAAGATATTCATCAGAGGTTTTCATTAGAACCCCCTCGCCCAAATTCGTCTTACTTTTTCACCATTCACAAAAATAGCCATAGTGTCGAAAATGTCAAAGACAGTTCCCACTAACTTTTCCAGTTCATCTGCAGCTCGCAAATGTCCAGTTGATTTATCAAGTTCCCACATAGAATCATCATTACGAATCGCAATCATATATCGCATCAAAGTATTAGCTTCTTCTACTGTTTCAACTGACTTTACAACATTTTTTCTACCGGCTCGAAACTCAAACATATTTTCCTTTTCACAGGGTTTATCATATAAGTGAGAAGCACTTCTCACTTTTCATATATTATTATACAGAAATGTTGAAAGCTAGTCAAGTTTTTTTTGCGCTATTTTGCATTATTTTATCGCAATCGCACCAACAAATGCGTGATTTCTCCAAAATGGTTGGACTGTAGAAAATCCAGCGTAAGATATCATCAATTCAAGTTGTTGCC